CGCGCGGGGGCGGGGTCGCCGCCGATCAGGTAGGTCGGCGTGACGGTCGCCCCGGCGGGGGCGGTCAGGGTGAGGGTCACGCGCAGGTCACGTACGGCCTTGCCGGTGGTTGGGGTCTGGTAGGTTTCGACGTGTTCGGGCCCCCATGCGGGTCTGGCGATCTCAAACACCGGGTGCCCGCCTTGCCAGCGGGCGACGGTCTCGGGGTTTACGCCGTTCGGGGCTCCTTGGGTGAAGTTGGCTCGCCAGATCATGAAGCTGTCGCCGCGCTGGGTGCGGGCGGTGCCGACGCCGCCGAGCACGAACTCCGAGCCCCTGAGCTGTGCGCCGCTGATCCATTTGCCGGTGATGCGGTCGGCGATCAGCTCGCCGGGAATGACGATGTTTTCGGCGCGGATCTTGTCGACGACGGTGAGGGTGTCGAACGCCGCGAGCTTGGCATATAGGGCCTCGGATGCGACGATTTCGCGGGCGGTGACCGTGCCAGCCTTGATACGTGACCCGTCGATAGGGCCGGTGTTGGCTTCGGCGATCTTCCTGGTGAGGTCGTCGCGGGTTTCCTCGATGGCCGCCTGCGCGCCCTGCAGGGCAGCGGATGCCTGGTTTGCGGCGTCGCGGGCGGCCTTTGCGGCCTCACCCACGGGCACCGTCACGACGCCGGAGGGGGCGGTGACGGTGGGTGCGTGGGCAAGGGTCGCTGCCCCGGTCGTGTCGCGGTCCAGGCGCACAGGCGCACCCTGCCAGGTAATACCAGCGGTCGAGGGCACGACAACCGACGTGCCGGGCGGCGCGCCGTGGGGGGTGACCTCGACGAGACCGGCGCCCTGGTCCACAATGCCCGTCACGGTTCCCTGCACGGGCCCCGTGTGAGATGCGGGGCCGCGCTGTGGGGTGAGGTCGAGCCAATCGGACAGGCTATCTGGCGTTGACAATTCCGTATACCTCCAGGTCCACGCGCATTTGCGCATCAGAGTCGGCCAGATCGATGGAATAGCCGGTGACGGTGCCGGTCACAACCTCCTCGCCCGTCTCCACAGAAATGGTGTCCCACAGTTCGATGCGCGGGTCCGACGCGAGGGCCAGGCTGCGCGTGCCCCTGGCTGCGAGGGCCTTCGCCCTGTACGTTTCGGCGGCCTGCTGAACCGTCCCCTCGAGGTCGGTCATCTGCATTTCGCTGCGTTCCGTGACGACGCCGTAGACGGACGGCTGGTATGGCGCGTCGTACAGGGTCGCTATGCCGTCGTAGTGGGGGGCGTCGCCGCCGCCTTCGGGGGTTTCGCCGGTCGTGCCGACAAACCACCTGTTCGGGCGGCGCTCACTGCTCTTGCGCGCGGCCTCGATGAGGAGATCCCGCCCCGTGTACGTCTCAGACGCGACCCCGACACGCGGTTTCCACACATGCAAGGCCCCGTCAGGGCGCACCGCCCAGGCAAGCCCGTACGCGTCCGCGAGCTTCCCCATGGCCTCCGTGCGGGACGTGCCCCACTCGAAACTGCGCGGGATCGCCTGGTCGCCGTCGTCCACGATCACCTGCAGGCCCCCCTCGTCGGGGGCGCCCGCGAGGCGCTGAAACTCAGAGGAGACGGTCGCACCGCCGGGCGGGGACGACGGCCAATCCATCGGGTTCTTCTCGCACCGCTGCAACAGGTCATACGCGGTCACGGACACCCCGCCGGAGCTCGTCTCCTCCCACGCGTCGATCTGGTAGATCCCGACCGTGACGCGTGTGGTCACGCCACCCGTGGTGATCGTCTGCACCACGCGTAGCCGCTGCCCGAAGTTGTTCAACGGATCGCCGGGGTCACGAGGCACCCACCCGTGCGGGGCCTCGAGGGTGAGGCGTTCGCGGGGCGTGCGATCCGTGGACGCTTCGAGCTGCGCGCTGACGACGGGGATGTCCTCAGCGAGGACACGCCCGGCCAGGACAGACGAGACGGCCACGGTGATGGTGGTCGGGGCGGCGAGGGCAGCCGCGTTCGGGCCGCCCCTCATGGCATCCCCGCATACTCACGCAGGAGGTCAACGTAGGAGCGTCCTCGCCACTTCGAGCGCGCGTCCCAGGTGCCCCATGTGACGACGGGGACGTTCCCGAGGAGGCCCGACGCTTCGTCTAGGTCGATCTGCTTGTAATCGAGCGTCCATTGGCGTCGGACACGGTCGCGGCGGCCCGTCCGCTGACTGGTCGAGTGCGTGATCGCGAGGACACGCACGGCGGGGATGTCGCAGTCCTTGAGGTCGCACGCGTCGTGCGAGTGGACGGCGATCACGGGCTCGCGCGCTTCGATGATGTGTTCAAGGCGCGCGCTGTCCTCAGCGTAGGCCAGGAGCTCAAGCCGCCCGGTGTATGCGGCTGCGACGCCCGCCCACCGGATGACGGGGGTGCGGCGCGCGTTGATGTCCGTCGCCGTGGCCCGCGTATCGTAGTCGCGCGCGTCGTCCCCGATGTAGGAGACAACGGCCCGCTGGCGCGAGTCAAGGCTGGTGACCGCGTAGCCTTCGCCGCGGCGGGTGAGCGTGAACCGCCTGGCCCCGACCGTGTAGGTCGTCGCCACGCCCGGCGGCGCGAACGGGTCACAGAACGCCGACGCTGCGTTGGCCGTGTCGGCGGGGTTGATGAGTCGATCCCCGTCGTAGACGGCGGCGCCCGCGTCGGGGCCGTCCAGGTAGAAACAGGGCAGCCCCGTTTCCTTGTGAATCCATGCCTTGATTGCCATTATTGGACGCTCCTCACGACCTTGACGGCCTCGGTCCTTGCGAACGCGCGGGTCTGCTCGCCCGTCCAGGGATTGGTGACAACCGCCGTGACGTGGACGTTCGCCGCGCCCGCGCCCGTGGCGTTCCCTCCCACGCCGCCGGTCGCGTACGGCGTCGCAGCGCCGGGAATGTACGTGCCGCCGAAGATGTCGGCGATCTGCCCGAGGATGGCCTCGCTGCGCTTGCGCTTGGACTTGGCGAGCGGGATGTAGCCCTCGCCGCCGGTTTCGGGCTCGGCCCAGACGCGCCATGCGCCAGCCGGGGCGATCTGTGCGACGTGGCGTTCCCTGTGGAAGCCGCCGCCCGCGTAGAACGAGAGGACCGACCCGTCGGCCTGTGCTGACGGGCCGCCCGACTGCGAGTACTGGCCGACGATGTTCACGTACCAGGTCTGACCATTCCACGCGGCTTTGATGCCTTCCATCTTGCCGCTGACGTAATCGTTGGCATTGATGTTGACGTAGGGGCTGTAGCCGTCGATGGCGGATTTGATGGCGTCGAGCTTGGCGTTCGCGGCGTCGTTGTTGCCGTCAATGGTGACCGTGCCGGTCGCCGCGTCGACCTGTCCGACCGACGCGACCAGTTCCGCCACCGCCGGGTCAGAGTTGGCGTCGATCGTGATCGTGCCGTCTTGGTTCTTCGCGTAACCCAGCGTCTCTAGAATCGTGGTGATCGCGCTGTCGTTGACGGCGTTAATTGTGATCGTGCCACCGTTCTGCGCCTGCACGTAAGCGATAAACGCATCCACCGACGCGTTCGCCGCCTGCGTCTCAGCTGTCACGTGAGACTCAATGTTCGTCGGGATCAGGTTCAACTGGTCGGCAAGGTTCGCGGCGTCGTCAGCGGACAAGCCCATGGCCTGCGCGACAGCAATGAAGTTGTCGCGGGTCGTCTGCATGGCGGCCTGCATGTCCTCCATGGTCGACCCGTTCTTTTCCATCGATTCGACCAATTCCCAGCCCGATTTGGCGAGGTCGTCGAGCGCGGCCTGGTTGGCGCGGCCCGCCGCCGTCGTAATATCCAAGGTCTGGCCGTTCTTGGCGACCGCCTGGTTCGCCGCATCGATAGCGTCGTACAGGTTTCTCCAAGAACCGCGCTCGCCCAAGATCACGTCCTGCAGGGTCTTTTGGGCGTCGATCAGGTCATGGGTCGCCTTGGCTTGGTCCTCCATTGCCTGCACGGCACGGTTCGCCGAGGAGGCGAGCTGGTCCTGAGCCGACGCGTTAGCCACGCCCGCACGCGCGGCCTGGTCGTTCATCTCGGCGGCCTTGCCCATGGCTGCCTGAGTCTCGTCCAGGGCTTGAGTGGCATCATGCACAGCGTCGGCGGTTTCCTTGCCCCACGTGCTCAGACCGGGGCCCCGGTAGTTCGTTTTGCTGACGTTGTCCAGGAGGGCGCGGACGCGGGCGTTGGCTTCCTCAGAGCCCATAGCAGCGTCGACGTAGTCGTTGATGTCACCGCCGAGCTTCTCGAACGCCGAGGCGCCTGAATGGTGCCCACCCCAGAATGTGCGGGTGTCCTCATTCAGGCGCTTCAAGGCAGCGCCGCGCGTAGCGCCGGTCGCCGCGTTCGACACGGCATCCAGGGTTTCGGCGAACTCCTGAGCCATGGCCGTCGCGCGCGCCTGCTTCGCCTGATAATCGGACAGGGCGCTCGTGAGCGCTCCGAGCGCTACGGTCGCGGCGAGGCCCCACGGGCCACCGAACGCTCCCATGAGGGCAGATCCCGCGCCCTTCGCGGCCCGTCCGATTCCAGACATAGCGGGACCGGCTGCCTGCGCGAGCGCGCTGATGTTCGATACGCCGTTCGCGCGCGCGGTAACCCACGCATTGCCGAAGCCGCTGATAGCACCGCGAGCATCCGACAAACCCCCACGCATGGCTTCGAAACCGCTGCCAATACGGGTAATGAATGGGATCGACCCGTTCAGGGACGACAAAGCCGTACGAACGTCGGTGATCGTCGTAAAAATCTTCATACCCGCGCCCGCTGTGAGCGTCGCAGCGGCTGTGAAGGCCGCGAGGCCGAGCGCGCCCTGCTGCACGGGCGCAGGGAGGGCACTGAACGCGTTAACGGCCTGCTCAGCAAACTGCACGATCGTGCGGAGGAAGTCGTTAGCTCCCGAGCCGCTCTTGATAAACAGCGTCTCGAAACTGCCACCCAGTTTTTCGAGGTCGCCGTTGAGGTTGTCCATGCGCGCCTCGGCGGTCTCGGCGGCGTAGCCGGCGTCGTTGACCTTGTCGATCCACGACTGGATGCCGTCGGCGCCCTGCTCGTACAGGATCGACGCGGCGCGAATAGCGTCCTGCCCGAACATCTTTTTCAAGGCCGCCTGACGGTCCTCGGCGGTCAGCTTCGACAGGGAATCGTGGAGCTGCCCCGCGTAATTGGCTAGGCCAACGAACTTACCCTCGGCGTCATACGCGTGAATTCCAAGCTCCTCCATGTACTTTGCCGCCTGCTTGCTCTGAGGCGTCATGTTCAGGAGCATCGTCTTGAAAGATGTGCCCGCGTCGGACCCGAGGAGGCCGGCGGCGGCGAACGCCGACAGGGCGCCCGTGGTTTCCTCTATGTTGAGGCCCGTCTGTGAGGCGACGAGGCCCGCCTGTTTCAGGGCCGCGCCCAGGTCTGACACGTCGCCCATGGCCTTACCTGCGCCAGCGGCGAGGAGGTCAGCGACGTGGCCGACGTCCGAGCCACTGAGCTTGAACTGCGTCAGGGCCACGGATGCGATACCGGCGGCGTCGGCGACACCCATACCGCCGGCGGCGGCCAGGTCAAGTGACCCCTTGAGGCCGCCGTTCAGGATGTCAGCGGTCGACACGCCCGCCTTGGCGAGCTCCTCGATAGCCCCGGCGGCTTCGGACGCGCTGAACGCCGTGTCGGCGCCCGCCTGAATCGCGGCCTCCCTGAGCTGGTCCATGTTCTCGGCGGACTCATGGGTGGCGGCCCGCACGTTGCTCATAGCCTGGTCGAAATCCGCGAAGGACTTGACGACGTATCCGGCGGCGGCAGCCGCGGCGACACCGTACCCGACCATGGCGGTCGAGGCGGTGTCCCAGGCTGCGCGCTGCAGCTGGGCGGACTGCGCGAGGCGCCCCATGGTGGTCTCGGCGACCTTGCCGGTCGGGTCGCCCTTCGCGGCGAGCTGGTCGAGGCTCGTCGCCGCGCTCTTGATCTGCCGGTTGAAATCGCTGACGTTCGCGCGAAGCGTGACCTTAATTGACCGTTCAGTCATGGGCGTATGCCTTTCCGCGCGATCCGCGCCGCTATATGACGGGGCATCCCCGCCCGGCGGTTAGTCCTCGGTTCCGGTGAAAACCACCGTCGGGACCATGCCGGGCGCGGGGCCCTGCTTGTGTTTCTTGCGCCACAGGTCAAGGGCCATCTGGGCGTTATCTTGGCGCTCTTCCACCTCGAAATAGCCCTCGTAGTCGCCCTCCGTGAGGCGCTTGGGGTATCCGTAGGAGCCGACGCGCGTGTCCTCGTACATGTCCAACGCCCCCGCGAGGGTGCTGTCAAGCTCACCCCACGTGTCGCCGGGGACGCCCAGGAACTCCGTCGGCCTGCGCCCCCACTTTTTCGCGCTTCGGAGCGCCCGTACCAGCCACGCGCCAGCGGGCCGGTCCAGGCACTCCGTCACGAAGGGACCGAGATCGTCGGCTTCATCGTGTTAACCGTGGCGACGGCCTGCACGAGGGCCACGACCTGCGGTTCGATGCGGTCGCGCAGGGTGGCGAGCATGTCCACGGTGAGGC